AAATTACCCGTAGGATATAAGAAATGTGGCAGATGCAAACATGTGTTGAAGCTCTATATGTTTAATAAAAATAAATCCACGAAAACATATAGTACTGGTAATTGTAAAGCATGTCAGAGACAAGCAGCTGCCAAATCATATAAAAATACCAAAAAGAAACGACAATATAAAAAGTATTACCAGGAACACAAAGATGAAAGACAGGAACAAGCTAGACAGTATTATGCAGAAAATAAAGAAGAAATGGACGCAAAACATCAAGAATATCTAGCGACTAAAAAAGGTAAAAAAGTTATGCATAAAGCACAAAAGAAACGTAGGATTACTATTGTAAACCATAAAGGAATTCCTTACACACGTGCTCTTGTATTAGACCGCGATAAACGTGGAGGTAACGTACCAGTGTGTTATTTATGTGGGGAACCCATTTTAAATATCGATGGCGCGCATTGTCATCTTGATCACGTTGTTAGTCTTAATAATGGGGGTACAGATTGTTTTACAAATATAGCTGCAGTACACAGTACATGTAATCTAAAGAAGGAAAAAGACGATAGAAATCTTACGTCTAAGCAGATACAAGAGATAAAAGATTTAACTAAGAAGTATATGAAAGAACATCCGGATAAATTTTAATTTATAAATTTTATTTATCACGTGCAAAATCTTTTAATTAGCTATATAATATTAATATAAGAGATAACAAACTGTGTAATTAATTTTAGCTATAAGCTATCCGTGGGAGGAATAATTATGGAAAATACAGAAAATAAAGAAAGTGGCCAAGCTGTATCTACAGTGCAAGCTATGGGGTGTTGTAGAATTAGAGTTGACTTACCTGAAGAAGAGAAGGATAATCCAATATCTAAATTAGTAGCTAGAACAACACAATTATTTCAGGTTATTGATTTATGTGAAAATGATGAAGATTATAAGAAGATATGTCGTAATGAGATAGTAACGTTGAATATTCGTTTAGTTACAACTGTATTAAAGAAATATAAACCATACACCGACGATGATTTTCAAACGGGTTGTATTGGTTTAATTACTGCTACTGATACTTTTGATATTAGTCGGGGGGTACCATATCAGAATTATGCATGTTTTTGTATAGAAAGGGAGTTGCATAAAGCCCATAAGAAAGCGAGTCATTCTTTTGAATATCAAGTAGGTGAATTTATAGCGTCCTTAGATGAGACAGTGTATTTAACAAATGGTGATACAACTAATAAATACGATATTGTACCAGATGTGACATCAGAAGAAGAGTTAAATAAGATTGTGGGTGATTTTGCATTAGATGATTTATTTAATAATATTATTGAACCTGCAATAGAACAGGTAGCTGCGACAACTAAAGGACAGAAATCGAAGGTAGATTTTAATGAATGGCGCAATTTAGAATTACAGTATTTATTGGAATTAGCTGAGATAGATTCGCAGAAAGCACGTATGACATTATCATCGATAGCTAGGCGTTTAGGTGTAAGTAATCAAAATATACGTATGCGTCATAAGCGTGTAGTAGATTATATTAGAGATTTATGCATTCAGCGTGGAATAATATATTGAAAGTAACTAAGCCGTATAAGACCTATAACAGGTCTTATTTTTATACAAGGAGGTAGAGAGAATTGGTATTAATAGCATATATTGTAGGTTTAGTAATGGGTGTTTGTTTAAGTTTTGTGGGCATGGTAATTTATGGGGCACATATAAATAATCAAGGAGGTAAGTAATATGTTCGTAGTAAATGATACAAATATATGTAATAATAAAAGATGTTGTAATCCAGATCATTTGGTTTTAGGTACTGAAAGCGATAATATGCGTGATCGCCAAAGTAATAATTATGGACTTAATGATAAAAACTTTAAACTTAATAGTGAGGCAATTTTAGATATATACTATTTACGTTATATTTGTCATTATACTAACGAAAAAATCTGTGAAGCATATAATATATCTGAATCTACTGCACGTAGTATTTATTTAGGTAAATCCTGGGTGGAGACATTTAAAAAATATTGGCATTTGAATTCTGACGCTGAAGTTTTAATTAAACGTAAAGAATTGCAAGGGGGTGGTTATTAATGTCCAGGTATTTAGATATTTTAAATAAAGTTTACAAGGATAAGGAAACACTAATTCCTAATATTTTATTATGTTTAGATCCTGGAGAATGAGACTACGGGATATGCAGTTTTTAAGGATGGTTATTTGACTAATTGGGGACAAATTGCTACAGTAGTAACGAATGGAAAGCAAAAACAAATAGATTGGCGGGCCTTAGTGAAATTATTTATTCAGGTTAAGCCAACTTGTGTTGTATGCGAAGATTATAAAATTTATGCTCATAAGTTAGAAAGACATACATTTAGTTCAGTGGAAACATTACGTTTAATTGGCGGTATAGATATGTTGTGTAAACTTAATATCCTGCAATGTCTAAATGGTATATTTGTAGATACTATTCCTATAGCTTACCAGATGGCATTTCAGGGTAAAGGTTTTGCTACAGATGCTAGACTTAAAGAATGGGGATTTTGGAAAGAAGGTATGAAGCATTCACGTGATGCCATAAGGCATGGTATTTATTATTTATTAGTTACTAATTTAAAGAAGGTGAAATAATGAAGTGGTATAATATCTTCAGTATTTTATTAGAAGCCTTTCTTACATTAATTGGTATATTATGCATATTAGGTTTAGGTATAGGATTTGGGATTCTAATAGGAGGTAGTATAAATGAAAGTATATTTGAATAAAATAACGGGTATTGATGATGCCATAGAAAGTATGTTGATGTCTAAGAAGTCTTGGACCCCTGAAAAAGCTGGTAAAATTAGAGAGATAGTATTTTGTAGTACAATTTCTGATGGTACGTATGTAGGCCTTAGTAGAGGGGCAAATAATGATCACTTAATTGAGCTAGACGATACCTATCGAAACTATATGGAAAAAATAATACATTATGGGGTAGACTTACATCATACTACTTTATTACGTTTTATAGATTTAAGTTTTACAGTTGAAGGCTTGCATAGAGCTGCACAGGATGATTTTGATAGCCATGCTAAAAGATTAGATAATAGAATAATAAGGGCTAGCACTAGATTGGCAGATTTTGGTCCAAATGAAAAAAGTGATTGGTACAAAGATAAAATTTTATATTTTCCTGAGGTATTAAAGATATTGCAGAATACAGATAAAGCATGGGAGGATATGGAATTACCTGTAACTATTAAATATAAAGGTAAAATGTATGTGCATAGTGATTACGGCTATATAGAAGTCGGTAAGCAAAATAATCGAGACGTCAAGCGTGGATTATACCCAGAAGCCATCCCATCGAATTTTATATTTAAAGTTCAATATCCTGAATTGTGTCATATAGTTCAATTACGTGATGCTAGCAGCCATGCTCATCCAGAATTGCAACAGATGATAGAAGAAATTAAATGTTTGGTTATAAAAGCACAACCTTGGTTAGGTAATAATCTTAATACATTAACAATGGAACCAACAAAATTAGAAAATTAAGGAAGGTAGTGAAAATCAATGCAAGTATTAAAAATGGAACATGTGAAAATCGATGCAGGTTTAACTGTAAAATTATGTTATGATACCAGTCTGGATGAGGAATTTAAAATCATGCCATTAATAAACTTAAGTAATTTAGCACCACAACAAAATATTAATTTTGTAGCCGGTACGGGTTTTGTAACATTAGAAAATACTAGTAACTTAAATTGGGAAGGCAATGTATATTTAACTTTCGATAAAACAGCACAAAAATCTGAAGAAGCAAATAATACCGAAGCTATGCTATCCAAAGAGAAGATGAATCTACTTATGTTTCAGCTATCTAACGTATTATTTAATTTTAGTCAACGTATTGATAAAACAAGTGCCAATCAAGCATTAGATGCACTATATACAATATTAAATAGCTATCAGGAGCTTGCCGATATAGATTTTCATACAGTTGATTTTAGACAACATCAGTAACGCACCAGGTGGTGTTAGGTCGCGAAGCAAATAAGCTTCCGGCCTTTTATTTTGAAACTAGGAGGAATATAAATGATAAATAATGATATAGATAAAGAATTACGGGAGGAAGTTATTAAAGATCCAGAACATTGGAAAAATTTAGATTTTTTAGGTTTTCCTAATAATTATGTAAGTTTTTATGGTGATGTAATCACGACTAATAGACGGGGTACACATAAATATGATTTTTTAACTGTAGTATATGACAAAGATGATTATTGTACAGTAAACTTAAATTATAGGGGGCGTAAACAAAATAGAAAAGTTCATCAATTAGTTGCTTTAGCATTTATAGACAATCCCAATAACTTGCCACAAGTAAATCATATGTATGGTAATAAACACGACAATTTTGCAGAACATTTAGAATGGATTAATAACCTAGATAATTGTAACCATTATCAAAGAATATTAAATGCTGAGAAATATGAAAGACGTAAACAAAGAGCACAGGATATGATAACTGATTATGGGCATAAATTGACTATTACAGAAATAGCTAAAAAATATAAGCTTTCTTTAACCTATGTTTATCATATTTGCGTGAAGGGAGATGCTAGTATTGTTCAATAATATACCAGTAAACCCAAATAAGGGAGGTGATGCCAACCTGTATCATTCTGTTCTAAGGGATTATCAAAGAGAAGCTGTAGATTTTATGTGTCAGCACAACAGTTATATTAAACAAGGGAATACTATTGCAGCCGCCCTAGAATATGATGATATGGGTTGACCAGGCCTAGGTAAAACACTCACTACTTTAGCAAGTTTAGAAAAGTTGGATGGATATCCATGTTTGATTATAGCACCTAAGTTTGCATTATACGTATGGCAGACAGAAATCCAGAAATGGCTCGGCGCAAGCGCATTTATACACACTGGTACGCCTACGCAGCGTAGGAAGAATTGGAAACAATTTATAGACGCTGGAGGTAAGTTTTTAATTACGAATTATGCATTAGTAGGTGAGATAGCAAATTTAAGTGGTGTTCAAAATTTAGAATATCGTACAGCGTTAAAAGATAAAGGAAATTTTAAATGGAAAGCTATTGTATGTGATGAAGCACATTTAGGTGGATTATTTAACTATAAGAATAAGGCGTATAAAATCATACAAAAGTTATGTCGTAGAATTCCTATACGTTATATTCTTACGGGTACGCCATATAGACAAGGATGTAAGGATTTATTTGGTCCTTTAAGTTTAGTGGATAATGAAAGTTTTGATAGCTATTGGAAATTTGTGTATCATTTTTGTGTTGTAACGAAGACGCCTTTTGGAAAGTCGATTGAAAGAAATCCAGCAAATCTTATGGGATTTAGAGATATGGTGCATAAGTTTATGGTACGTAGAATTAAATCTGAAGTATTAGATGAGTTACCTGAAAAGAATAGACAGGTATTATATGCCGATATGAATAATGAACAGCGTAAAATTTATAAGGAATTGACAGAGACATTGATTGCTGAGATTCCAGATACTGATGATGTGATTATTACGCCTAGTCAGTTATCATTGATTACGCGTCAGAGACAGCTATTAGTATGCCCACAAGTATTAGGATTAAAGAAAAATGCAGGGGCTTTAGATACAATAGTTGAACATAGTCATCTAACGTTAGATAATGATAAACCGATAGTAATATTTACGCCTTTTAGAAAAGGTATTATGGATATAGTAAGGGCATTTAAGAAAGAGTATGGAGCTATTCCTTGTTATGTTTTACGTGGGCAGATGACTGCTAAAGAGTTTAGTGATACCTGGCAGGGATTTCAAAATAGTAAAGTAGGTAAACGTATAATGATTTGTGTAATTAAATCCGGAGCAAGCTTTCAAGCTACAGCAGCTAGTACTGCCTATTTTTTAGGTTTTGAATGGGATTTTACATTAAACGAACAAGCTGAAGATAGATTGTATCGTATGGGACAAAAAGATAATGTTAATATTTATTATGTAATAACTAAGAATACGGTAGATGAAATGGTTAGGGAGAAATTAAATGAGAAGAAGATATCCAATGATTTAGTTGTAGGCTCGGAACGTCAGTTTATAAAAATGTTAAGGAAGTTCAGGGGTAAATAATAAAATAAATAATTAATAATGTCGTTTATAATCAATATTATTTTGATATTATATTAATATAAGATAAGAAAGTAATAAATCGTAAAACAAAATATGGAGGGGTTATTTATGGAAAGCAATAAAATATTAAATGTAGGGAAGTTTGTATATTTTGAATCAGTAAAGAAAGCTGCAGTTATTACCGCAATTCATCGTAGTTTAGGTAAGGGTACTTACGCAGCAATACCAGAAAATACACGTTACTATGATGTAGCAGGTAAACTTATTTATGGCGTAGATTTAATAACACCTGATGATAAACAAGTATTTACATGTGTACATGTTAGTAATATAGAAATACAAGCTGCGGATATTTTTAAATGCGGCGATAAAGTACAATCTATTTTTAATGATTTTTATGGCGTTGTTACTAGCTTTGAAATGGAAACTAATAGAGTTATATGTAGACCAGCAAAGTCAAAAAGGGATAGAATAAGATATGCGTATAAATCATATGAATTGGTATCATTAGATAAGGTTAAAATAAACATAGTATTAGATAGTTTAGAAGTAAATCATGTATACCAATTTAAATATATAAATCATGTTAGCGCGCAAAAGTGCACAGTTATAGTCCGTGTTGTTAAATATCAAGATGAGGTATATTTGATGAATAATAATACGGGATGTTTAGATATTTCTTTGGAAGAATTTAAGAAAAATTGTACGTTAGTAAATATAAATGACCCTAATGGAAAGAAACTTTATTAATTTAATAAGGCTGATTAAGTTCAGTCTTATTTTTATGTTCTTAATGCAACCAAGGCCTGTGACAAGTCAGGATAAAATGCAGAGTCAAGAATATTAGATTAGGAGGATGTAGATGGAAGTTAATCGATTTGATATCAGGACAAGTAATCGTAGAGTCTTTAGGCGTTGCTTTCGTAAATGGGGTTTCGAATCTGCTATGAGAATGAATCTTACGCATAAGGGTGTTGAAACAAATATTAACTTTTGGTTTGGTTCAGCTATTCATTTTGCTATGGAAGATTATTTTGGTTATAACAGATTTGGCGATCCACGATTAGCGTTTAAAGCATACTATGAAGTATTTCCAGAAAGTGATAGACCTGAAGGGGCAGCTGAATATTATGATTTAGGTTTAGCAATGTTAACTTATTTTATAAAATGGTATCCACGACATAATAATTTATATGAATTTCAAACATTGTGGTTTAATGAAAAGAATGAAGAAGTAAAACCAGGTACAGAAAATAGTCATCCTGGTGTAGAGCAAGAGTTTCTTTTAGATTTAGGTTATCGTGTTATTATTGATAGTAAAGGTGATATAATTAAACGATTAGACGATAATGATAGACTATATAGGTTAGACGTATTTACTACGGATAGGGATTTACGTAAAATAGGTATAAAAGATATTGAATTAAATAAGGAATATGAATTTTTACCTATGGGTGAAGTACCTGACTATGATGATAGTTATCAAGTAGTAAAAGTAGTACCTATATGTTATCATGGAACTATGGATAGATTAGTTAAAGATAAATTAGGTAGGTGGTGGATTTTAGATTACAAAACAGTCAAAAGTGCGGATACTAATAAGTTAGATACAGATGACCAGATCTCAGCTTATATGTGGGCAGCAGAACAGAAATTTCATCATAAATTTTATGGGTTTATTTATTTGCAATTAACGAAGACAGCAGTAAAGAAACCTAGACGATTAAAGAATGGAACTTTATCTGTTGATAAAAAGCAATTAACTACGTATAGTTTATTTAGACAAGAACTTATAAAGGACTATGGTGAAGTTAATAAAGCACCTAATAAATTAATAGATGCATTAAATAATTTTGCTGAATTGGAAACACCTGAGGGTGATCGATTTATTCGTTGGGATTTAGTTACTAGAAACGATGCACAGAAAGTTAGTACGTATGAGCATATAATGGCTGAAGTTGGATTAATGCTATCCCCTAGTTTAAATCTATATCCAAATCCTACAAGGGATTGTATATGGGATTGTCCGTATAGAGATATATGTATTGCAATGGATAAAGGTGACGATGCAGCTGTAAAAGAATTAATTGAAATGAATTTCGTTAAACGTTCTGATACGTTAGAACACAACGATGATTCATGGAAAGATAAAATTAAATGGCCTGAAGCATCTGGAGAGGATAACAAGAAAAATTCAGATTTGAAGGTTTTAGATGATAGTATAGATGGCTTTACCTTTAATTTTGATAAAGATGAATAAGATGCGTGAAAAGTAGGGTGTGAGCCTTATAAAGAATTTAATTTATAGGAGGAATGTAGTAATGGCAGAAATACAACAAGCAGCTCCCGTATTTATAATGAGAAGTATCGAGGATGTTGCATCATATCAAAATATTCTAATTTATGGTAAATTTGGTACGGGTAAAACTTATTTAGCTGGTACAGCAGCATTAGTGCCAGAAATGCGTGATGTACTTTATATCTCACTTGAAGGCGGTGAGAAAACTCTGAAAGAAATATCCAGAATGTGTAAAGCCCAAAACATTGACCCAAAAAGAATTATGGTTATTCCAGTTACATCATATAAGCAATATTCGTATGTTTATGAGTTTTTGAAAATACATCTTAAAGCTAGGGATGATAATGATGAAGATACCTTACGTAAATTAGAAGCACAAGTTAAGAATTTGTCAATGGATATACGTAAAGATCCGGAGAAATTGAAAGCGGCTATTCCAAAGCCATTAAAATTTCAAACGGTTATAACAGATTCATTAACTGAAGCGCAAAAGTATTGTATGTATCAAATATTAGGTATTGATCCGTTACGTCAAAAGATAGATGCTGAACCTGATAGTGCTGAATGGAAGGATCAATTGGTTCATTTGTGTGAACGTTTATCAGCGGTGTGTTAATTATTATATTAATTAATGCTAACGATATCAGTTGAATAAGACTAGCTATTGAGGCCTTACAAGGGGATAATAGCTTATAGCCCAAAGACGAAGCAGCTGACTAAGAGAGCCTACGGTCTTTCGTAAGATAGCAGGTAACATCGTGCTTTATAATATTGAGGCCTAAAGGAGGTGAATTCATGTTAATTGATTTAGCTAAAATTAAAATGCCCGGATATATTTTAGATACAAAAGCACAACAAATTATAGGAAAAACTGGTAAAATATTAAATAAACGTATAGATGAGTATGGTTATTATACGGTGAATGTAGAAACCAAGAATTTATCACATACACAAAGATTTCATAGAATTGTTGCGTTAGCTTGTGTTAATAATCCTAAACCAAAAGAATTTGATTTAGTCATGCATAAAGACGATAATAAGTTAAATTGTAATCCTTCTAATTTAGAATGGGGTACTAAAGCTTTAAATAATTATAGACATAATTCTAATAGTATAAAATATATTCCTAAATATGGTAAAGGGCAAAATAATCATGCAGTTAGAAAAGATAAAGATATAATTATAAGCATGATAAAATTTGGTATGTCTAATGGTGAAATACAACGAACAATAAGCATTGGATGGAATACTATTAATAGATATAGAAAAGAATTGGCCTCTATGAAGTGTAACGACTAGAGGTGTATGTAGAGAAGCCTCGTAGGGTAGCTATTGATATGCTATTCAAAGTGCATGACCCGTAAGGGAAGAGATAGTCTAGTCCGACTACTTAGAGTAGTGTTAAAGTACCTCGAAAGAGGCGGTAGTTCGTGGGGTAGCAGCAGAGAAATGATACAATTCTTAGTAAGAAGATATAGAGATTTACCTATTAATAGTATTTTTATTTGTAGTGTAAATTCAGAACAGGATGCTAAAAAGAGATATCATTATTTTCCAAGTTTACCTGGGCAATTAGCTAAAGATGTACAGGGTTTAGTTGATACTGTTGGGTATCTTGTAACTATACCTCAAGAAGGTGGTAAAATGATTAGACGTTGTTATCTTAATGGTGGTATGTATGGTACTACTGAGATAGCAGCTAAGAATAGATATGGTACTAAATTACACAGTCTATGGGTTGATAATCCTACTATGCAGACTTTTTATGAATTAGGGCAAGACTAGCGAACCAGGGGGTGTAGCGGAGCATAGGATTCCGTTTTAAATTTTTTAAATTATATTTTTATATCTCGTTAAAAATCTTTATTTTTTGCATATTATATTAATATAATCACATATAAGAAATAGTTTAAAAAGCATTTAAGATTTGTAGACAGTGCTTACCTTAGATGTTTTAAGATTTATTTGTTACTTCCCGAATAAGTGATTCCATAATTAAACTCCTTATATTTTATAATAGATTTGTGTGATTATAGGAGATTCATGAGTTCCACAGCCTCATGAGTCTTCTTAATACATAACTAAGTTGTAAATAATTTATATTTACTTGTGTATTGGATTTGCCATACTTTAGAATCGTTGTGTCTTTGGTGGTATAAATTATTTAGAGCTTAGCTCTGCTAGATGGCAGCAAGCCACGGAGGAGGAAGGGTATTGTGGTGAAGGGATAGAGCTTTGAGAAACAAAGTTCAGGATGGAGGTTATTATGTCAAAAGAATTTAATTTAGGTGGTTCAGAGGTAAATGAAGGTGTAGTTGCTAAGGATGATACAAACGGATTGGTGTTTGATTTATCCAATGTCGAAGAAGAAAAAAAGTTTGAGGTTATTCCAAAAGGAACCTATGCTGCTGTTGTTGATACTTTGGATTTTGGCGAATCAAAAGCAGGTAATCCTATGATTACAATTGCTTATAGTTTAGTTGACCCTGAGTATGAAAACAGAAAAATATATGATTATTGGGTATTGTCAGGAAAAGGTGCGGATTTTGGTTTAGGAAAATTAAAGAAATTCCTAACTAGGGTATGTCCTGATATTGATATATCACAATTTAATCCAAAGACATTTGCCGATGAAGGTACCGGAGTCGCTAGAGAATGCCAGATAACATTAGGTATTCAAACACAGAAGAAAGGCGATTATAAAGGTGAAAAGAGGAATACAGTAAGAGATATTGCAGCACCAGACACCACAGGTAGTTTTGTTTAAAATATCTGTATTACATTATCTGTTATATTGAAGTAATAAAGTGCTAATAGATTACTATTAGTGCTTTATTTTTAATGGGTAGTGGAGACACTTTTGAATACAATATTGAAATATAAGGAGGAATATAAATGTTAACGGTAACAAAGGAATATAGTTGGGCAATGGCGCATATGTTAGCTGGACATCCTGGATTATGCAAAAATATTCATGGTCATAATTATAAAATGGAGGTTACAGTATCTAGATTAAATATAGAACACGAAGGATTTAATGATGATGAAAGCAGTTTTAAAAGAACAGGTATGGTAATAGATTTTAAGGATTTAAAAAAGATTGTAAATGAGGGTCTTGTAGCTAAATTAGATCACGCATTTATGTATAATCAATTTTCAACTGATGATGTTGAATTAGAGGTAGCATCACTATTAGAAAATCATGGTAAGAAAGTTTTCAAAGTTAACTATAGACCTACAGCTGAAAATATGGCTAAACATTTTTTTAAGTTTTTAAATGCACGCATGCCTATCGGTATTAATGTTACACGAGTTAAGCTATATGAAACTGACACTAGTTATGCAATATATGAATAAGGAGGAATAAATATGAGTTGTGGAGAAAAATTTGTAAGCACTGTTACTATTACTACTGAAGAGTATAATAATTTACGTGATAAGTTTGCTTTATATAAACATGCATTAAGCGCAATGATATCTATAGATGAGGGTTGGAATAATAATTTTGAACGTCTTCAAGTAGAAATGAATATAACAGATCCTTTAGTGCGGGGAATTATTTTAGATAAATTTATGCAGTACTGTAAAGATAATCAATTAGAACCATTAAAGTACAATATAAGAAAGGTTAAAGATATTTCAAATAGTCTTTATACGACGTATGCAGAATTACCTAAGGTTGAACCAGTTGAAGTACTAGAAAATAAGGAGGAAGACATTGATGAATAACACTATATATCCTGTAATGGAAATATTTAATAGTATTCAAGGTGAAGGTAGCATGATGGGGATGTCTGTTACTTTTGTACGATTTAAAGGTTGTAATTTAGCATGTCCATGGTGCGACACTAAAGAAAGTTGGGCAGGTGCAGATGATATGAAGCAAGCTGTACAACGTTTAACTGCCCTGGAAATAGCTGATAAGTGTTCTCGAAGATATGTTGTATTAACCGGCGGCGAACCAGCAATGCAAAAATTAGATGAATTAGTTTTAGCCTTACATTTAAAGGGTAAATTTGTAGCTATTGAAACCAATGGTACATTACCCACACCGAAAGACATTGATTGGGTAGTAGCCTCACCAAAACCGCCTGAATACAAGATTAACAAGGATTGTAAGTATGATGAACTCAAATATGTAGTAGATGATAATTTTTCAGTAGAAGTTCTTCCTAAATTAAATACAAATGAATTTAAGAGTGGTTCTATATGGTTACAACCAGCTGAAATTAACGGTATCCATTCAGAAAAGACACAACAGTCAACTTATAGATGTATACAATTAATTAAAGCTTATCCATATTTACGTATGGGTATACAAATGCATAAAATTTACGATTTAAAATAGATGAAATTATGTATTCAAATAAATGGATTGGGGATATGTTATTAAGTACTTTAAATAAATTAATAGGGCGATTATCCCCTGCCCTAGTATTTAAAGAGGAATCATTAAGACTAATGAAGGTTAAAAAGGAAGAACAAACATTTCAATTTAGAAATTGGCTTATGAATAGTGATATTAACTTTAGAGAATGCACTAATGGTCAATTTAATATTTACGATGAACAAAATAAGTTAGTATTTACTGTATGGGCAACAACAGGTAGAATGATAGATATGACAAATCAACAGGT